AACGGGCTGGCCTACCTGTAGCGCGATGTTCGGATCGAGCGGCATCGTGTGCGCCTTAGAAAGAGTAAATGTCTTGACCGCCACCGTAGCCGGCCATCAGGGCGTTACCCTTCGCGATGTTTCCTGCGGTGCCGTCATTTGGGAATAGCTTGTTGAACATCTGATATTGCAGCAGCGAATTCCCCGCGCCCGTGATGCCGTTCCCGATCGCGTTCGCGCTCCCCACAAGCCCAGCAGCACGCGCCGCGCCGCCCGAGGTCGTCAGGTTCCCGGCGTTGTTGGCTGCGTTCATGCCCGTACTCGTGATCTGGTTCACGGCCTGCTGTCCAGTGCCGGAAAGATTCGCGAGCGCGTTGTAGCGGAATCCTCGATCGGCATTCGCACGGTTCCACGCGTCGTTATATTTCGTCGCGCCGTAGTCCGTGCCGAAGCGCGTCAATGCCTTGAGCGTCGCGCCACCGTTGCGGCCCTGCATTTTTGCAAGCTGGCGCGCGGTGCCGGTGAGGCCCTGCTGCATTCCGAATTGATAGCCGGGTTCGTTCTGCACGTCGCCGACACTCAAGGCGCGCGAAAACTCGCCGCCCGGTTGCGTCATGCTGCGCAGCGTGCCGAGACTTTCGCGACCGGCTTCGAGCCACGGCATCGAGTCAGCGCGCGCACGGTCGTTCATGTCGTACTGCATTTGTGTCGCGCGGTCGGCGGAATTCGCTTGAATCTGCGCCGCCTGCTTTGCTGCACGCGATCCGAGGATGGCGCCGCCAAGCGAACTACCCACGGCCGCAACCGTAGCCGTCACCGGGTCATTACGTTCGCCGTAAGACGCGCCCCCGGTCGGGTCTCCGATCGGGTGATCGGACGCCATTGCGCGCGTTTCTGCGCGGCTCATGTAGTGTTTTTCAAACATGCCGGGGTTTCCTTAGTTCGTACCGCACCATTTCACCGCCACGGGTTCGCGTGAATCCGAGCCGTTGCACAAAGGCATGCCCCGCCGCGTTGTCAGCCATGACAAGCGTCGTGCAGATGCCGTGCGTATCGAGAATTTCGCCGAGTACTTCGCGGATAAGCTTTCGCGTGATCCACTTGCCGGGCGTCTTGGTCGCGCAGTGGATCTCATCCCCGCGCGTCATGATCGTTGCGACAATCTCGCCGTCACGTTCGACCGGAATCACGCGCCAGCCATCGAAGGCAGCAGCGAAGCGATCGAACGACATCGGGCACCGTTCTTTGCACGCCTCATAGACGAGGCGCAGCGCGTCAGACCGCACCGCCCGTCGCGTCCACCCAGCCCGGACCCTCGTACCAGATGGGCTTGCCAAGCGTCGTATCGAAGTAGGGGCGGCCGGTCCATAGCCCTTTCGTCGGCCGCTGCGCCGTGGTGCCGCTCTGCCGCACGCTGTTGCATGTGTCGGTCACTTTGCGGAACCACGGAAACCACGGACGAGTCGGCCCGTCCTCCGCGCTCACAGCACCGGAGGCGGGCAGCTCGAAAAGAGACATCAGGAAGTTTTGATAAAGCCGTTCACGAACACGGTCTTCACGGGATCGGTGACGGTGACTTCGAACGTGAAATCTCGCGCACGGCCGAGCCGGTGCCAGATGACGCGCGTGTCGTATTCGCCGACTGCGCCGATAGGCGCTAGAAGCTCGTTGCTCCACGAATGCCCGCCGTCGGTAGAGTAGCGAAGCACGGCCTGCGGATCGCTGCCCTGCCCGGTCGCGAGACCGACGCCCGTCTCCATGTCCAGCCAGAAAGAACTGATGCTCTGCCGGTCTTCCTTGAAGACGTGCCGCCCGACGAATTGCCGCATGATGCCGGTGCCGTTCTCGGTGTACGTGTTCGGGTCCAGCAGGTAGACGCGCGCGGACTCGTGATCCGACACATACGTCTTGCCGTTGAAATGTTCGCCAATGTCGGCAATGTGCCGCGTGCCGTCCGACTGCAATTCGCTCCACGTACCGGACGTGCCGTCGTAAAGCCACGACTTTTCCTCTGCCGGAAAGGTCAGTTGGTAGAACGTGTGTCCGTTCTCGCGATAGCTGAACGCAACCGCGTCGTTTGTCGTTTCGTACTGGTTCAGCAGCGTATCGAGGTCCGGAGTGCTCACGGCCATCGGCGTGTAACCATTAAGTAGTACCACCTGGACGTTCCCGAGCCGGTTCTTCGCGAGGAACATCACCGACGTTTCAAACTTCGCCACGGACCACTTTGCAGCGAGGCCCGTTTCGATCGAGGTCAGCCGCGAGAAAGGGAAATCCGTCGCGCCGCTGCTCGCCCAAAACTCCGTTGACGCATCACCGAACACGAGGAGTTCGCCATGGTCACCAAAGACGCGGACGATGTCGTCCGGGTTCTGGTCCGCCGTGTCGAATTCGAGCGCATCCCATGACGTGCCGTCATCGACCGCCGAGATATAGAAACGCTGCGTGCCGTTTTCTTCGACGATGAAGTACCCATCAAGATCCGTGCAGGTCGTCGCACCGTCCGGGAAGTCAGCATCCGTCACTTCCGCTAGCGTCGTCGTTGCGTAGGTGTAGATGTACGCCTTCTGACCATCGACGAAGAACAGTTGCGTGCCGTTGTCCGTCATGCACACACGGCCCGTGTTGCTGCCGATCGTGCCGCGATTGGTTGCGACGCCCGAGGTCGATATTTCGAACAATGCCGCCTGCTGCACCACGAACAACGACGTTCCGCGCGAGTACATGCCCCGGATCGGATTGCCGGTGAGGTCGGCGAAGAGCGTGAGGCCCGGCGTCGGGTAGAGAATGATCGGGGATCGGTCTTGGTCGGCCGGAATCTCGACGTACAGATTGACGCGAGATTGCGCCGTGACGTTCGCAGACTTCGAGAGGATCGACTTGCCGAACAGCGGAATCAGCATTACTCGCGACCCGGTTCGAAGTAGGCGTCGGACACTTCGGGATTCGCCTGCTGCGCGACTAGCAACGCCTCTTTGTACAACATCTCGTGCTGCTGCCCCCACGTCGCGCCGTAGTCCAAAGCAATCTGTCGCGCGAGGCCAAGCGAGAGCGGAGAGAACCACTCTTGCGGATAGTCGAGGTCATCGGTACTAGCGTCCACGTCTTCCAGCGGTCGGACGTAGGTCAGCCGGAGAACGTCGGTTGCGTCAATTGGTTCCGTGTCCAGCGATAACCAGCCGGCGGGCAACGTCGGTTCGTAAAAAACAACGCCCGGCGTGCCCGATGCGCTTTTGTCCGCGATGGCTTCATACGTCGTGACCGTTCGCAGCATCTCCATCGGGGTATCGGTCCCGCGCACGTCCCGTCGCACAGCAGCAAGCAACGTAAGCGGCCGCGTCGCGCGCGTCGTGTACGCAAACACACGCGCCCCACTCGCCACATTCGCAGTTAGCGACGCCGCAAGGGTTAGCGTTGTCGATGGTGCGCCGCTGATAGTTGTCCATTGCAAAGCCCCTGTAGAGAGTTCTACGCCGAGGTAATCGCCAGCAGTCATGCCGGACGAGGATGCGATGTCGATAGTGCTAGCTCCGCTGATAGCGGCCGCTGTGGTCGTCGTGGTGACGTAGGAGTTCGTCCAGTGGTCACCCGGCAACGTGTATTCGTGCTGCCCGGTTTGCAGGAACAGATATCCGCGCTTGCGTGCCCACACCTTCAGGCCGCGCGCAAAATCCGTCTGACCCTGCCAAGACTTGATGAGCATGTTCAACACGTCGGCCGCGTGACTGATTTGGGTCGCAGACGGCGTGCGCCCGATGCCGACGATGTCGAGAATGTTGAGCGCGCGCGTGATGATCTGGTCGCGATTCTGCGAGAAATTCACACTGCCGCTTGTGCTCACGCCGCCACCTTGAGTTTACGTTCCAGGATTTGCCAGACTTGGTCGGCAGAAATGTTGTGTTGGCACTGCGCCGCGCTGCTCTCTTCGTTCTTCTGACAACCGGCCCAGCCGTAGTGCATCTTGTGACACGGGAAGCACGACACGCCCTGCGGTTCAAGCGCGACGGTGTTGTTCCAATGCTTCGTCAGATTCTCGCGACTGCTGTGCGAAAGCATCACGATCTTCGGCATGGGCAGCATGCCAACCGCGTTCAGCAAGCCGGTTTCCGGGCCAATGACCATGTCGGCCTGTTCGACGAACGCGAGCGACTGGCGCACCGTCCACATGCCGCTTCGGCAATGCACACGCGGCTCGTTCGTCCACCCTTCTTCAAGCATCTGGCAGAGCGCATCGCCCATCAGGACGACGTGCGTATCGGGTTGCTTGACCATCAGCCGCGCGATGATCGTGTCCGTCCAAGGCCATGCCTTGTGAACGCTCGACCCGGACAGTGACCAGCAAATCACGCGGCCCTTGATCTTCGCGCGCTCGGCCTGCGCCCATGCACGCTCTTCCGGGCTCGCGTAGAAGCGCGCAGCGAACTTGTGCGGCACTTGCGCGAGGTCGTGCGTGACGGCCGCGTAATTCGCGTTCAGCAGCTTGTGACGGGCTTCGTGAGGCCATGAGTACATCGCACGACCGGGCAGCGCGAGCAGCGAGCCCTCGACGCTCTCGCAGAGGTTGACCCAGCGGTCGTATTTCGCTGCCTCGTGTTCGAAAAACGACCCGAGCTCTTCATTCGGCACCTGGTCCGTGCCCTGAATGTAGAAGGCGTCGATATGCGGGTCGTGTTTGAGGATTTCGCGCCCGAGTTCGGTCGTGTAGACCGTGACGTGATGCCCTTGCGCCTTCAGCCCCGGCAGCACGCTCGCGGCTTGCAGCATGTCGCCGATTCCGCCGTATCGCACGACTGCCGCCGACTTCTTCGGCCGCACCGGCAGGCTGTAAATCTGCTTCACGTCGTCGCGCTTGCGGAAGACTTGGAAGAACGAATACTCATCCCCGCCGCTGCGCTCTTCGTTGCGCAGCAAATCCCATCCGCCGACACCTCGCATGGCGTCGAGAATGTCGTCGTTCACGAAGTCGTGCTTATGGTCCGGGTTCGCGCCGTAGGTGCCGACGTTCGGGTAATAGTCGCGATGCGGCAGATAGAGCACCAGATGCCCGCCGACCTTGACCACGCGCCACCACTCAGCGAGCGCCGCCCGATAGTCGACGATGTGTTCCAACAGATGCGACGAGAAGACAAAGTCCATCGACGCATCCGCGAACAGGTCTAGTTTCTCGCACGTCGGAACGATCATGTCGGCAGCGGTTGCGCGCATGCCGAAGAGTTTTTCGTCTGCGTTGCTGTCGAGTCCGATGAAGTGCCCGAACGGTTTCCACGCACCGCACCCGAGGTCTAGCCCACGCCCGCGCGTGTAAGGGATCAACTCCCAACGGATTTTTGCGGACTCTGCCCCGGTGGGTCCGTCAATGCGCCATGTCATGCGGACTCCGTTGCGTCGTCTGTCGATTCGATCTCGGTCAGTCGCCATTCCGCGATTAGGTGATGCTTATACGGCGAGTCTTCCGGGAATCGAAATGCGTTCGGCGCTATCCTGATGCACTCGCGACCGTGCCATTCCGGGCGCGGCGCGCTCTGATATGGCCGAAACCTCGGCCTCGGAAAATCCGGTGGCCACTCCGCCTTCATAAGGTTTTCTTCGTCGACCAAGTCTTGGCAGTTGATGCGACACCTCATGCGGTCATTTCCTCGTGGGTTAGAAAGACGCCGTGCGGGGTGGTGACCAGTTGATTGAAGCCGGGGAGTTTCAAGACTCGACAAGCCTCCATTCGGAAATCAGGTGATATTTAGGCGACTGCTCGTCGAGGAATCGAATGACACCCGGCGCGAGCCGGATGCACTCGCGGCCGTTCCAGCTCGGATGCGGCTCGATCATGTTATCCGCCATGCCCATGCCGTAACGCTTCGGCGCCTGCTTCATGTCGCTCATACAACCTCAGTTCTTTCCAAGTGCCAAAAATTGGCGTTGTGGGCCTCTACATCCAGCGCAATGCGCAACTTGCTATCCGTGATGCCCGGACGCCCCTGCATGACCGCAGAGCCGTCACGACGCAGTGCCTTGATGACAAAACGCCCGTAGGAGGTCCGCGTCAGGGATATCGTCGCCGTTGCCGGGTCTTGCACAATCGGGAACGTGCCAACGGTTGCAAGCGTGGTCTTTGTGGCGTCGGTAAACGTGGTGCCGAAGTTCAGTGTATTTCCGACAAGCCCAATCAGCATGCTGGTGGACGTGGTCAGCGGGAGCCCATCGAGCGAGGCGATGAACAGCGCCGCGTTTGTTGAGCAGGACTCCACGACAAGATTGGTGAACCACGTGCTATAGGGGTAGATGCCGCTCGCCCCGCCGTCCGCGAAATACTTGAGCTTTGACGTGTTGATTAGGCAGATCTTGTTGCGCCGGGAGACGTACAACTCTTTCGACCCCGACATCATCTCGTTGGCAAGCTCGCTCCACGTGCCAGACGAGAAATTGGCGCCATCAAGCGCCGCCGTCAAATCAAGCCCGGCTGTCGCCTGAATCTTGTTTGTGACGCCCGTCTGACGTACAAGAACCTGTGTCCCGCGCCCGTTTGTCCCCGGCCATGTTCCCGGCGATCCCGCGATATTTGTCACATGGATAGCGTCGCCATCGGCTAGCGTGTTGCTTCCAATCTCTAGGACCGGCTGCATCAGAGACGCGGTAACACTGCCGACCGTGCCGCTTGTGGTTACCGCAACGATGCTTCCGTTATTCGCCTGACTACTGACATATGCCGCGTTATCGGAAGTGATTGCGTTAGACGACAGTAGGTCGGAGCAGATTGTCGCCCATGACTTTGTATTTTCAGTCGTCGCAAGGGAGTCGTCAGAAGTGTTTGAAGTCCAGTTAATCCGGGTCTTCGTCAACCCGCCATACAGTTGCACCGGCAGGAACAGGTTATAGAACGATCGGAACACACGGCTTGTGCTACGTGGATTGAGCCCGTAATAACGATCGTTCAGCGTGATCGACTTGGTAACCGTTGCCTCAGTCACGTCGCCGCGCATCAGCGCAAAGAACATGACTGCGTGCACGAACTCGCACACCGGGTCGCCATGCCCTGAGAGCGGGTAGAGCGCGGACAGGCGGAACCTAGAATTCGCGTCGTACGTGTCAGAGAAGAAGTCGCCCTGATAGAACAGGCTTGCCGACGATGCGCCCTGCAACGCCAGGAAGGCCGCAAGCATCGGGTATTGATTGCGATACACGCCCCAATAGGGCCAGCCATACTCACCGGCATAGCTCGGCTTACTGGTGGTGTAGATGCCTGCTGTGTACATCCACGACTCATAATTCCAGATCGGGGAATTGGTCGCGTTTCTCTGGAGCGTGGCGCTAACCGCTGGCGTAGTCGAAAGGAAAGTGTAGTTGTGGAGGTTGACGACCTTATTGGCCGACGACTTCGCCGCGTTGCGCATCACAACCGCATTCGGGAAGGCGATAATCGAGCAGTAAAGACCCGTGTACCCGAAATGCGTCATCTCGCCATCAAAATACGTCGCTAGCTGGTCGTCCAGATAGCTGATGTACAGCACGACATCGATTGCGCGCTGCGTGCTTGTGATGTTGAGGTTCGGGAGTTCCGTTCCGCTGGGCTCAGGGATCGCCGCAAAACTGCCGTATGCCGTCCCCCAAGAAGTATTTACGGCGGCAAGATTCGCGTAACCGTGCGCTTGCGTAGAGTCGGCAAGCCATTCCGTCCACGTCTTCGCGCCCGTGCCCTGTGCACTGTCCCGCGTGCTCCAAATTGCGGGCCAAGCCTCCTGTGAGGTCTGCTGCGCGCTGCACTCGTTCATGCACTCGACGAGGAATAGCGCCGGGTCTTGCAGGATGTTTATCCCGGTGTACTTGTTGATGCGGTTATAGAGAAGATTGAACCCCGCGCGCCAGTTGTCCCGGGCGTTTTGCTGAGTGAACAGCCGCTCTTTGTAGTTCTTCGCTTCCGCAGGCATGTTGAAGCGGTTAGAGCCTGCCTGATACAACTCTTCTTGGCGCGGGTTGATGATCCAATACAGCCCCACCCGCTTGCACTCTGCCAAGAGCCAATCAAACTGATCCAGGCGACCAATCGGGAACGCTAGCTCCGTGGTCGTCCCGGCCATGAGCCAGTATTCGACGCCGTGCAGCCGCAGCGCGTTGAAGCCGCAGCGCGCCAGATACTCGACCCCGCGAGTAATCCTCGCCTTGTCTTCCGGCAACGGGGATACCGCGATATCGGGAGCCCACGTGGCAATGAACATCTTCACGGCCGTCGTTGGCGTATTGGATTCCGCCAACTTCGTCGTATCGGTACTGTGAATCCGGATGCGCCCGTTACTGCCAGCAGGCACCGCACTGTTGCGCAGCCCTGAGAGGTCTAGCGGGGAATTCTCGATGATGTGCAGGCGCCCGGAAGGCAACGGCACCATGCCGCCCGCCGACATATCCACGAATTGGACAATATCCGCATTGCTAACCCGAATGGGTTCTAGCGAATAGAGGACAACCGAACTCCCCTCGATGGTAAAACTAACGCCCGGGCCTATGAGGATGCTTGAACTCGATTCGTAGGTGAACGAGTCCCCGCGTACCGCATAGGTTCCGGGCGTCGTCAGCGTTACAAGCCGCCCAAGATTGAGCGCCTGTTGGATAGCCGTTTGATTCGCTTGTGCGCTTGCGTCAGGTGCTGCGCCGAAGCTCTCGCACGAATCGCCCGTGCTGTCCCGCTTATCGTAGGACATTGCTTATTCCGAAACCTCAGCGCCGGGGAGCGCGCTGTATTCCAGCGCAAAGAAGAAGCGCCCCGTAGCATCGGCACCGTTGACAAAGTTGAAGTTGTCAAACGGAAGCATCGTCGCAGTCGAGGGGAGTTCTACACGCGTGGTGTAGCCGGCGGTGTTCGTGCCGAGCGCAACCGTGGTGTAGTTCGTGGTCGTGGTCCCGCTCACGTTGCGGATGATCGCGGCATTACCCGCGCCCGCAGACGTTCCCGCCGTCAGCACCTTAAACGAGACCGCGTGGAGCTTCGTGTTCTGGAAAGCCACGAAGGACGCGCTACTTGCGCTCGCGCCTGCCGTGTTGACTCCAGAGAAGTTGCGCCGGATGACATACTCCGGGTGATCGTACGCCATCGATTTCGTAGCCATATGTGCAAATCCTCAACCATTCCGCCTCCCGGAACAGTCGTTGGCGAGCAGCGGGGGAAGGCCCGATTAGCTCAGAAATGAAAAGCCCGCGCGAAGCGGGCTAGGGTGTTGGTGAAACGTGGCAGTTATCGGCGTTTGCCTAACTTGATTCGGCTAACCGTGACTTGAGAGACGCCAAACGCTTTCCCGATTTTCACTTGAGAAAGACCACTATCAAGCATCTTTCTAATGCCGTCAATTTCACGCGGAGTTAAACGACCGTTCGGGTTATCAGTTCCAAACAATCTTGCCTTCTTCGCCCCACTGAACTTGATTGCCTTATCTTCGTCATCCACCGGATGTGCCTTCTTATGGCACACATAGCAGAGCCAACGCACATCGAGAGGCTTTGAATAATCGTGGTGATGGGCATGCACGCGGTTCGCAGTGCCGCACTCCTCGCAAGGCTTCCGCTCAAGAACCCCAGACCGCACGGCGTAGTTCAAACGATTCTGCGCCTGCAACTTCTCGGGGTTCCTGTGGCGATACGCTCGCGCCAGTTCTGCATGGCGCTCGCGGTTTGCCTTCTTCCATTCCTTCGATGTTTCTAACTGCCGTTGATACTGTTCGTGCGAACGGGCCATAGTTCTTCAACTAGGGATGGGAATGGCGATATTGTACCATTCCCACCCTAATTTTATGCATCACACAGAACTATCCCACTTAACCACTCTGGCTTGCGTCGCATCGGTTTCGTGGACGAGACCGAAGCCTCCCAAATAATACCAAGCGACACCCTTCGAACGTCCGTAGTCCGTGGGGATCTTCGCCCGCATTTCCTCCGGCACCGCGATCGCTTCCGCCACCGTGTCTTCACCGAAGAAGAAAATCCAGTCGGACAGCGCGTTATTCCACGGATCGGGCGTGCTGGTGTACGGGTCCCACGTGGTCGAGTCGGCCGCGCCACCCTTCGGAACGTTCGTCTGTTCGACGAATCGGCAGTTCTCGTAACGGCCAATTTCGCCCGTCGCGATCATGCCGAAGCCTTCGGTGGTGTACTGGTGGATGCTCTCAAGGTTGTTCTTGAGCGTCCGCAGGGTGCTCGGCCAAGCGATTGCCATGTAGTCATCGTTGGCGTATGCAGGAATGTTGCGTTCCTTCATCACGTCGATGATGGCTTTGTGGTGCGTGTTGTTGAACGCAATCGAGTTCGTCGCGGTCGCCGTGCCGTTGGTCGTCAGCGCGATTGCGGTACTCGACGTGCCGACCACGCGAAGCGGGGTGCTGTTGAATTCCGCATGGGCCGCGATATCAAACCACTTTGCCGCGTCGTTCTTCAGCGCCTTCATGACCGGCGCCTTAACGTCGAACTTGGACAGCGCTTCCAGCTTGCCGGAGTACGGCACCGCCTGACCCGCTTCCGTGATCGTCAGCGTGCCCTGCGTGATGGTGAAATTGCTTTCGGCCATCGTGTTTGTTTCCGTCAGCGTGCGGCCCTGACGTTCAACGTTCTTGACCACGTCCCACGTAAACGTTTCGCCCTTCGACTTGCCCTGCTGGCTCGCATCCTTGACGTCGGCAAATTGCCGGAACTTCGTCATCGGCTGCACGGCCTTGCGCAGTTCGTTGGAAAGATTCAGCGAGTAAAAATACCCGCCGAGGCTGTTGGTACTCCAAAGTTGACCGGCCATTTAGTAATTCCGTCCTTTCATGCGCCGAGCCCGTTCCGCCTCGATCACTTCAGAGGTCGTCGGGGGGCGTGGTGTCTGGGGTTCCGCACGGCGCCCGGAGGCGGTCGGCACGTTCGTGATTTGCGCCTTACGTTCGGCTCGGTCGATGCTCGCGACTGCCGCCACCGGCTTCTGTGCCGTGGTAGGTGTCGCCTGCTGCACGCCAAAGCGTTCCCGCACGCGCTTCGAGGCTTCGTGCCAGCGTTCGGAGGGCGTTGCTGCCCACTCCGGATCGTTGGCTAGACGTTCCTCGACGGCGACTAGAGCGCCGTAAAGCATCGGGTCCTGGAACAGATCAGAGTTGGCTTTCTGGTACTGCTGCAATTCCCGGTTGAGTAGGACGCGCTCCGCTTCCTGTCGTGCCTGTTGCACGGTGAGGTCACGGAATCGCGTCAGGGTTTCGGCTGCTTCGTCCGTGCTGCCGTACTGAATGCGTTCGGCGATTGCACGGTCGTCCAACGAAATAGGGGCTTGCTGTGCGGCAACCTGTCGCGCGTAGGCTTCCGCCTCTGCACGCATGCGCGCCGCCTCTTCGCGCTCTCGCGCGGCTTGCTGGTATCGCTCGGTCGCGCTCCGCTCTGTCTGATAGACCTTGGTCAGTTCCGATTGCGGAATCTGTCGCAGCTCACCGTTGACCTTGACCGTGACCATCGGGTCATCAGGTTCGACAGGTGCCGCGACAGGCTCCGGCGCGGACTCGACCGCTTCCGGCTCGCTTTCTTCAGAAAGTTCCTGGGCGGTTTCTTTCTCGGCAGTCTTGTCGCCGTAAAGCTCTTCGGTCTCGACGGCATCCGCGACGTGCTTTTCAGCTACGCGCGCTGCGATCTCGTCGATTGCGGCATTTCTCGGATTCACTTCCGGGGTGAGCCGCGAAACAACTTCTTCCGCGACGCCCGATTCTTGGGTAGTCACTGGTGGAACTCCAAAAGAAAAGAGGCCACCGAAGTGGCCCCCTTTGTTGAACTACGGTCCGTCGTTCGACGGTCCTACTGCTACAACTCTTCCAATACGCTTTCAGCCTGCCGCCCATCGGTGATGATCTCGGCGAGCCAACTACGCACACTGCGAGCGCGGTAAATCCGGCTTTGCAATTCGATGATCCTGCGACGCCGCCACCACTTGACCGACACGAGGGCTTCCATCGCCTCGCGCTCGTCCATCTGCGCGCGACCCAACAGATAGCGCCCGATCTCGGAGGCTAGAAATTCCTGCGCGTCACGCCCTAGCACCGCCTCCGCAATCAACGTCTGTTCGTCGGTCAATCTTCGTCCTCTAGTAGCGCGATCATTGCCGCGAGTAGCAAACTGTTGGCGCCTTGTGCATCGGCAGCCGCCGCAGGCATCTGCAAGGCCGCAGGACGCGCCACACGGGCTTTATCAAGCCCTGCACGTTGCATCTGTCGTGCAGTGAAATCCGCGAGCGCCTGCGCCGTCTGAGCGGCATCAACAGGCCGCAGCGGGATCGCCTGCGGTTCCGTGAGTTCTTCCGGCTTGCGTTTCCTTCTCGGCCATCATCTGAGCAATCTGCGCCATCTGCTCGCCAAGGGCCGCAATCTGGTCCTGGATCGCCGTAAACGTCTGCGCGGCTTGCTGCTCGATCGCAGCCACCTGCACCTGCGCCTCCGCTTCGATGCGGGCCACTTCTACCTGCACCTGAGCGTTCAGGCTCGCCTCGGATTCGCGCGTCGCCATGTCCGCTTGCGCTTTCTGCTGCTCGAACTGGAAGCGTTGCGCCTCCATTTCCTGCGCGGCAGGGTCAACCTGCGGGCCTTGCGCCTGCATCTGCGCCATCTGCTCTTGCATCTGCTGCTGCGCCATCTGCATCGCGCGCGGGTCGATCTCTTCGTTCAAGAATCGACGGCCGTCCTTGTAACCAGCAAGCCCGAAGATTTCCTTTCCGACTTCTTGCAGGTCGATCTCCATGCGGCCGAGTGCAGCAATCGAGCCATACCCGTTCAGCGCGCCCATGAAGCGTTGCAGCTTCTGGTTCGGGTCAGTCGCACCCATGCCGACGTTCACTGTAAGCGTCAGGTCTTGCATGAGCAATTCGTCGGTTACGGTGTCGATACCGAACCGCTGGAACAGTTGCGCGCGCTCACCGGCCAACGTGAGCACGACCGAATCCGTTTCGTAGTGCTGTTCCAACTTCGCGAGCTGCCGGAGCACCGGCTCCACCCACGTCTCTGTGAACGTGCGGATGGTGTATTCCGTCGTAATGTTCGACGACTGCGAAATCATGTTCATGCCGCCGACCGTCTCGCCCATCTTGCGATTGGTCATGACGGAGCCTTGCGAGAAGTTCCCGATTAGCTCGTCATAGTCGACGTTGATACGGTCTTGTTCGGCAAAGGCGCTCGACGTGACATCCGGCCAATTCACTTCTTGCACGTCGCCTGCGGGGTCGTTCGTGAGTGTCACGCCGCCCGGCACGTTGCGGATAAGCGACTCGGTGTCGACGTTCTGCCCGCGCTTCACAAGCCATCGCTTGTTGAGCACAAGTTTTACGTTGTCCAACCGCTGATTGACGATCTCGTTGGCTTCTGCTTGCAGCGTTGCGCCGAGATTCGACAGTCCCGGAGGCATGATCTTATGCGTCTCGATCACGCACATTCCGATGACTAGCGGCCGCTCACCGTGGA